TCACCCGCACCACCGGAGCCACCTCAGGCGCTATCGAGACAGGTGTCGGCACCGCACAGTAACCACCGACAGTGGTGTGTGCTACACTTCGAGTGTTCCAACAGGGACACCATCGGAACCCCCCGATTTCGATGTGAAAACAAGGGTGAGACTTTGCAGCCATCTGGAACCTCCAACCAGATGTGGGCAGAAGGAGTGAGCCATGTCAGAAGCAAACTTTGAGTTTGATGAGGACGCGGTAGAGCAACAGCCGAAGGATCCCGTTAGGGCACATCTGCGGAAACTCGAAGCCGAAAATAAGGCTTTGAAAGAGCAGGTCGTAGCCAAAGCGGAAGCCGAACGGAAGTTGGCGTTTGTTGAGGCAGGTCTTGATCTGTCGAATCCAGCCGCCAAGTATTTCGTGAAGGGCTATGACGGTGAACTTTCACCGGAAGCAATCCGACAGGCGGCCGAGGAAGCAAGTCTCATTCGTAAGCAAGACACGTCTGGTGAACAGCAGGCGTGGAACAGGGTGGCTCAGGCTGCTCGTGCGGGTGACACAAGCGAACCGGTTGTTGACTACAGCACCAAAATCAAGCAGGCACGTTCAGCCGATGAAGTGATGCAGATCTTGGCTCAGGCGAGAGCTGAAGCAGAAAACCTGTAAACCCCCAAACAAAAAGGAAGTAGCCAAGTGGCTTACACCCAGCAATCATCGCTGTCTGTCGATCAGGCAGCATACGATCAGATCGCATACTTCGCGTTGCGCTCTGAGCTTCTGTTCGATCAGGCGGCAGACGTGCAGCCAACCAACCAGTCCATGCCTGGTTCGTCGGTGACGTTCACGATCTTCGCGGACCTCGATGCAGCAACCTCACCACTCACCGAAACCTCGGATGTGACCGCTGTCGCGATGAGCGATTCGCAGGTCACGGTGACCCTTGCCGAGTACGGCAACACCGTCAACACGACCGCCAAGCTTCGTGGAACCTCGTTCCTCGATGTGGATGTCACCGCAGCGAACGTCATCGGCTACAACGCTGGTGACTCCATCGATCAGGTCATCCGCGAAGTTCTCGCTGGTGGCACGAACGTCGTCTACGGTGGCGGTGGATCGTCCGATCCGTCGAGCCGTGTCACGGTTGCAGCAGAAGACATCATCGAAGCCAACGACATCCGCAAGGTGACCGCACAGCTTCGCAAGGCCAACGTCGCAACGTTCAACGGCTACTACATGGGTTTCATTCACCCAGACGTGTCGTACGACCTGCGTCGTGAAACCGGCAACGCTTCGTGGAACGCTCCGCACGTCGCTGTCGATACCGCCAACATCTACAACGGCGAGATCGGCACCTTCGAGTCGGTGCGCTTCATCGAAACGCCACGTGCAAAGGTCTTCGAGAACGCCTCGAACGGCACCAGCACCACCGGAACCATTGACGTGTACTGCACCCACATCATGGGTCGTCAGGCACTCGCAAAGGCGTACAGCCAGGTTGATGGCAACAGCGCGTTCCCGAAGGTCGTTCGCGGCCCGATCGTGGATTCGCTCATGCGTTTCAACCCGATCGGCTGGTACTGGCTCGGCGGTTACGGTCGATTCCGTGAGGCATCGCTCCGTCGCATCGAGTCGTCGTCCAGCATCGGCGCAAACAGCTAATTGATTTAGCTGTCCCTCGCAGAGCGGGGAGCATCGGGTGTTTCACCTGATGTTCCCCGCTTTTTGCGTTTGCTACACTTGTCGCGATGTCAATTTCTAACTACGCCGAAAACGCACTACTTAACACTCTGAGGAATCAGTCGTTTGCTGTCACCACCACTTACGTCAAGTTGCACACCGGCGACCCAGGCGAGGCGGGCACGAGCAACGCTGCGACTGAGACTACTCGTAAGTCGGTGTCGTGGTCGGCTGCTTCGTCGGGTTCGTTGGCTTCTTCTGCGACTCTTGAATGGACCAACGTCGCGGCAACAGAGACGTACTCACATTGGTCGCTTTGGGATAATGCTTCTGCGGGGAACTGTTTGTGGTCTGGTGCTTTGTCTTCTTCTGCCGCTGTTACTGCTGGGGATACGTTTCAGATCACTTCTCTCACCTTGTCGCTCGACTAGCCGTTAGGGGATAACCCCTTATGGCTCTAACGATTTCTGAGGCGGGTAGCGCAACTTCTAACACCTCGTCTTCGACGCTGGTTGTTACTCCAACGGTTTCGTTTTCTGCGAATGATGGTGTTGTGGTTTGTATCGCCGCCGATAATTCAACCGCACAGGGCGGTTTGCCGTTTTCGTCGGTTACTGATTCTCAATCAAACACATATACGCTTGTTCGGAGCGTAAAACAGCAAGGGGCATCCCAAAATAATCTTGCCTGTGGCGCTATTTATTTTTGTGTTGTGCAAAATGCGTTGTCTGTATCGGATTCAATCACTGTCAACTTTCTGAATAACACGACCGCAAAAGCCGCCGTTACATTCAAAATTGGTGCTGCAGCGAATAAAAAACCCAGCCAAATTAGCGATAATGTTTTCAGTCCTACTGGTGATGCGTCTTCATCGTCGAGGTCTACAACGACTATGACATCTGGCGATGCGTTGGTCTACTTTCTTGCCATCGAAAACAATGGTGTTGTGACTGGTGACTCAGACACAACAAGGGGTTCTTGGTCATCTGCTTATGTGGCAAATGCGGATTCTGGCACTGCTCTCACATCCATGCAGGCGTTTTCGCAATATAAAATTGTTACAGGGAATGGAACTCAAACATGGGATACAACATTCCCAAGTTCTAGCAGTTTCGCAACAGCATACGCCACATTCAGAGAAGTTGCTGCCCTTTCAACATTTGATAGAACTGCCACTGGGTCTGGTGCTGGGACAGCAACAGCCGCCACAAAAGTAACCCAACTTCGACTTGGCATCCACACCGATTTTTCATTCGGTTTCATCAACGGTGCAGGACGTTTCTATATCGGTCCACCAACCATTGTGCGCACCGCTACAGGTTCAGGGACGGGTGCTGGATCTGCGACAAAGAAAATAGTTGCTGTCCGAACCGCCACAGGCTCAGGTACAGGCACATCCTCCAGTGCCGAAATCCTAATAGCGAAACGCACCGCCACAGCAACCAGCACAGGCACCTCAACCGCCGCAACCAAAGCCAGCCGCACACGCCTCGGCTACCTCATCGACTACCACACAGGCTTCTACGGCAACGGCGGACGCTTCTACCTCGGCGCACCAATCATCGCCCGAACCGCCACAGGCGCAGGGCAAGGCACCCAAACCGCTACACCGCTCCCAATAAAAGTACGCACAGCCACAGGCACTGGAACAGGAACCTCCAACAACACCATAGTTGTTGGCAGACTTCGCACAGGATACGGTTCGGGCGGTGCCACCGCAGGCGACCAAGCGCTAATCCTGGTTGCACGGGTACGCACCGCCACAGGCAGCGGTACCGGCGGATCCAGCATCAGCTACATCGAACTCCTCCCACGCACAGCCACCGGCACAGGACAGGGCACAGCAACCACCACCATCCTCAGGGTCGTGCCACGCACCGCCACAGGTGGAAGCACCAGTGGTTCCGTCACCATCGAAATCCTTATCGCTATTCGCACCGCAACAGGATCGGGCACCGGAACAGCACAGGCCATCGGTGCACGAATCAGGCGTCGCACAGGAACAGCAACAGGAACAGGAGACGGATCAGCAGATTGGACTAAATCGCATATCTTCCGTGTCCCCTACACGGAAACCTATCCAGGCGGATACTTCGGTGGCGGTGACGCAGCGAACCGCCTGCAACGCTACAACCGCACAAACGTGCGTGGACTCAACCTGTACAAACTCACAGACGGCAGTTACACAACCATCACCCAGCGCGATCTTGGGCAGGTAGCAAAAATCTGGTATGGTGGCCGCGACCATTTCCTCACCGACGCAGAAGTTGTAGAGTTGACCGAAGCAGGATTCGGAGCGAGCATCACCTGATGGCAACATTCACCCCACCCACAGACAACTTTGTTCGACCAACCTTGTACGAGAATCAGGCACGAGGCTTTATCCTTTCTGCTGAGCAACGGTTAGCGAACCGATTGGCTGCGCACCGTAACGCCACCCCTCGCGGTCGAAACGTCTATCTGTTGACGGATGGCACCTATACAGAGAATCAGCCTGGTGACATGACAACGGTCAGCAAGGTTTACTATGGTGGGCACAACATTGAGGTGACAGCCGATGAGGTTGCGTCACTAACGGCAGCTGGTTACGGGGAGTACATCACGTGATAAAGCATCAAGAAACCCACCCATATTTGGATGTTGAGGGATGTTTCGGTTGCCGTACAGCAGGCATCCAGTTCGGTGCCTCATCTATGCCGACTCGTGCCGGTAGTGCCCGTTCAGCTGTTATCGAGGCGAAGGATCGTGTGCTAGACAAAGATTTGGACGCATATAAGCGTTTGCGTAAAGATGGTTTGCAGCCACGCAAGATTGATGGTTCGGCTGAAGTGGAAAAGAGGGCTGAAGAAAAATGGCAGGTGGAAACGGGGATCATTCCCAATACCTGAGTTTGGTTGGGGTGAACCTGCCCCATGTTGGTTACGGCAAAATGGTTTCTGGTTTGCGGTCTGCGCTCGCAAGCAGAGTTGAGTTGTGTGATGATGCGGAGCGGGTGGTGTTTGCGCTTCGACCAAATCTTGTGAAAGGTTGGATGTCGGATCAGCAGCCTGCGCTTCTTACGATGTGGGAAACAAACTGGCTTCCACCAGAGTTCTCCGAATATCTGCATTATTTCGACACCATCGTTGTCCCAAGTGTCCACAACTGGGAACTGTTCTCAGAGTTCCATGACAATGTTCGGGTAGTGAACTTGGCGGTTGATCGCAGCATCTATTTCCCTGTGGAGCGTGAACAGACCCGTAAGTTCCGTATCTTGTGTGGCGGTTCAGAGTGGCATCGCAAAGGGTTGGATGTTGTGTTGAGGGTGTTCAACGAGATGCAGTTACCTGACTGTGAGTTGCATATCAAGATTGTGCCCCCCTATTTGTCGGCACCGGACAATTTGGATAATCCGAATGTGGTGGTGTGGCGACATTGGATGACCCCTGATGAGGAAGCTGATTTGATGCGGTCGTGTGACGTGTTTGTGTCGGTGTCGCGTGGTGAAGGGTTTGGGTTGATGCCGTTGCAGGCGATTTCGTGTGGGGTGCCAACGATTGTGTCGAACGCTCACGGTCATCGAGAGTTCTCAGATCTAGCCACCCACCGAATTAGCACTAAATCAGTGCCTACGGATAACGGGGTTTGGAAAGACATGGGGGACTGGGATGAACCGAATCAGGATGAGTTGAAGGAAGCGATTCTGGACTGCTACGAGAACCGTGACAGGTATCGACAGCAGGCATCAGAGCAGGCTGAACAAACTTCGGTATTCAACTGGGATACGGCTGCCGAAGAACTGGTGAAGGCGGTCAAACCGACCAGCAGACGGGCATCAGGCAAGTTCAAACATTTGGAGCCAACCTGCATCATCATGGTATCCAAACGGGTACAGGCACAGATCGGGAACCATGCGATTGATCTGGCTCCTGGGGTAAAGCACAGTGTAGTGTTGAATGTGCGAGATGTTTTACGAGCTTCAGGAGTCGTAACGTATGAAGAAATCTAAGAGTCAGAAGAAGGTCACGAAGGTGATGCGTGAATTCAAGGCTGGTTCGTTGCACTCTGGGAAGGGTGGTCCTGTGGTGAAGTCTCGTAAGCAGGCTGTCGCTATCGCGCTGTCTAGCGCTGGGAAGTCGAGGATGAAGCGTGGCAAGTAAGAAGGCTTTTTGGGATAAGAAGAACCCGAAGAAGAAGTCCACTCCGTTGTCGGCTTCTCAGAAGAAAGCTGCGCAGGCTCGTGCGAAGAAGGCTGGTCGCCCGTACCCGAACCTTGTGGATAACGCTTGGGCTTCTCGTAATGGCTAAGACACCGGCATGGCAGCGCAAAGAGGGCAAGGATCCGAAGGGCGGGTTGAACGCGAAGGGTCGAGCGTCAGCGAAAGCGCAGGGGATGAATTTGAAGCCACCTGTGTCTGCGGCGCAGGCAAAGCGTTCACCGAAGGCGGCTGCACGGAGGAAGTCGTTTTGTGCGCGAATGTCTGGTATGCCTGGGCCGATGAAAGACTCGAAGGGTCGTCCGACCCGCAAAGCGCTGGCTTTGCGTAAGTGGGATTGCTGAGAGTGGTATCCTTTTCGTTTAGTCAACGAAAGGTTTCCGTATGTCCATGAAGGGCAAGAAGTACAAGTCCAAGAAGGCCGAGATGAAGCATGAGCGTTCTGAGGGCAAGAAGGAACGCATGATGGAATACGGTGCCAAGAAGTCCAAGAAGAAGGGAAAGTAATTATGCCAATGGTCGGAAAAAAGGAATTCCCGTACACGAAGGCTGGAATGGCTGCCGCTAAGAAGCAGGCCAAGAAGTCTAGCAAGCCGATGAAGAAGGCTAAGAAGAAGAAGTAGTGTCCACTGCTGGTGCGCTCCTTGACCGAGTTGCCCGTCAACTTCTTTCCGGCACCATCGAGGAACGGAACAAGTTAGCAACATCGGTTGACTCTGATGACACGTCTTTCGTGTTGTCGTACGAGCTTGGTGCGTTGCGTACCGGCGCAGTCTTTGAGATTGATTCAGAGTTGTGCTACGTGTGGGAAGCCACCGTGGGTAGCAAGACGCTGGTGGTCGAGCGCGGGTATGCGGGAACGACCGCGGCTTCGCATACTGCTGGGGCGATTGTGACGATCAACCCGCGGTTCCCGAAAGCGCAGATGCTTGATGCGTTGAATCAGGACATTGATGACCTGTCTAGCCCTGCGAACGGTCTGTTTCGTGTAGTTGTTCAAGATGTCACCTATAACGGTTCTGATCGACAAGTGAATCTGACGAGCGCATCCAATGTCATTGATTTGATTGATGTTCGTTTGCGTTATTTGGCTGATGATTTTCCTGCTATTCGCCGTGTCCGTTTAGCGCGGGATCTTCCGACCGCTGATTTTGCGTCAGGGTATGCGTTGACGTTTGATGAGTCGGTGATGGCTGGCACTTTGCGTGTCCGCTACAAGGCCCCATATACCCGTGTTTCGGCGTTGACCGACAACATTCAGTCGGTTGCTTTCATTCCGATCAACATGGAAGACATTTTGGAGATGGGTGTCATGTCGCGTCTGTTGTCGATGCGTGAAGTGAAGCGTAACTTTGTTGAGTCGCAGGGTGATACTCGTCGCGCTGATGAAGTTCCGCCTGGTGCGATGCGTGACTCATTCAGCAACATTTTGCGTTTGCGTAGGGATCGTATTGTCGCTGAGGCGGCACGTTTGGCGAGGCAGTATCCGCTAGTCATTAGGCAGTAGCCGTGGCTGTTCTTACTGATTTCACTTTCCCGTTTAGGGGTGGCACAGCGTTCTATACGGGCACTGGTGCAACGGAACTTGTTCCGTACACATTCCCTATTGCGATCAATGGTCGCCCGTATCTGATTGATACGAAGTCTGGTGATTTTGGTCGCCAGTTTGATGCTCGTGTCCGTGACTCGGTTGACCAATCGACGGAGCCTGGTGAGTCTGCTATCAACCCGC